TCCCTGTGGTCCCAGGCTGTGAGTTAATATTGCAAGCCTCAATTGTAAGTGTGGTTGCTGTGATAACATGCTGAAGGGTGAAGGTTGAAAAACCATCCCTTGCTAAATCAAAATATGTATATCGTGTAATAGTGTTCCCTAGATCCGTGGCAACTACTGTGGTTATAGCTCCATCTAAAGATGCTGAAGCTCTTCTATATGCTTTATCTCTCGCCATGATTCCTCCTCATGCTTTTGCTTTTATTAGGAAGATTCACCCCCTCTTTCGAGGGGGCTTGTCCATTTAATTTTTCTTCAAGTTGGCAACCTTTTGCGGCCCAGAAGCTAGTTCTTCTTCACCTAAAAGATCTTCGATCTCTTTATAAGAACCCTGCAATTGTACTTGCCTTACCTGAATCTGAGAAAGTTTCTGGTCGATTTCTTTGCGGCTCTGTTGGAGTTTTTCTGCCTCCTCCTTCAAAGATTCAAATTCACCTTCCAGCGTTTTCTTTCTCTCTTCTAATTTGGCCTTCACGTGCATCACCTCACTTTCATTGTTTATTCGTTTATTGACTTAAGCATAACCAAGAGGTTGCGCCTGCACTATAAACAACCTCAATAACACCATTAGCTGCATAAGCAGTCCCTAAGTTAGCGGCTGGATTTGTGGACAATGTGATTGCAACAGCTCCGCCACCAGCATAATTAAGAGTGTTAGCTCCAGCTTGTAGTGTTTGTGCAGCTAAATCGATTGTCAGCTTTAATCCATCAGCTAAAGGAATTGTAGTTCCAGTAGCATCAGTAACAGCTGCGACTGTGATAGCATTAGGTGCGCCAGCAGCTTGAACATAGTTAGCTGCGATACCTTCAGCATTAGATGCTAAAGATGAAGTAGATTCAGCAAAGTGAGCTCGTCCTGTAGATACATTCAAAGCCTCATTGTTTGTTGAATCAATCTGTACTGCATAACTTGTTGCCTGTGCAGCACCTGTTTCCAAGAACCGTCCACAAACACCAACATTAGCTGCAGCAGGTTGTGCGCTTGAAGAAGCCAACAACACATGGCCTCCAGCAGCAGGAATCCCTGTAACGCCTAATTCAGTTACAGCTCCAGAAGGAGCGATGTCTCCTTCAATGACAAGCCCTTGAAAAGCAGGATCTACATTATCTGCTACAACATCAAGAGCTGTACCAGCATAAGCTGCAGCAAAATTCATCTCGAGAATAACAGCATCATCTGTTCCAGCTACATCAATAGCAATACAAGCAACAGTTCCTGCAGCAGGGGTTAAGTTCAGATCAATAGTATTGGCATTAGCTCCTGCTGGAGTATCTGTAATCTCAATCAATGAAACTGTTCTCGCTCCTGAACCAACCAACTCAATGGCTGTACCAGCAACAGCGTTAGCCATTGTACAAACGATTGCACTACCTGTGTAGGCAGCAGCAAAGTCGAATGTTAAGATGTCAGCGTCATCAGTTCCTGCAATATCAATGTCGATAACTTGAGTCGTTCCAGCAGCAGGAGTAATGTTTAAATCGATTGTGTTAGCTGCAGCACCTTCTGGTGTATCGGTGATTTCAATCAAAGATACAGTACGAGTGCCAGCTCCTGTAACAACCAATCCTTGCGCACCAACAGCAGTAGTTGTGTCGATAGCAACAAAGTCTCCAGTGTAAGTACCAGAAGCGTTACAAGCAATAATCGGAGCAGTACCAGTTGATACGTCAATATCAACAATACCACCAGCAGCAACAGACGCTGCAGCAGCATTTAGATCAATAGCAGCGCTTCCTGCTACGTTTGCAATGTCAATGGCATCACCAGCATTAGGTGCTATATTCAAAGTACCGTTAGAGATACTAATGTCACCAGCTGTTAATGTGATTGCATCACTTGCGGCTGTTCCTGAAATTGTGATTGATCCATCTTCATCTACGTCAAAGACTGAAGTCCCATCTACTGTACAGTTAATGATGTTTCCACCAGTTAATGTGGCAGCGTCTGTTTCAACTCTTAAAGCATCACCACTTGTTACTGAAGAACCATCAATTAATAAACCTTGTCCAGTTGTCGCGGAAGTTGTGAAAGTACAATCACCTGACAAGGTAAACCCATCAACAGATCCTAATGTCATGCTTGTAATGTTAGCTGTAGTGATAGTAGCAGTTGTAATAGTAGCCGTGGTCACTGCAGCACTTGTTGCCGCAATAGCCCCGTTTGTTAATGTATAGTTAGGAGCAGTAATGTCAGCTCCTGAACCTGCATTTGTAACTGTGAACGCTGAAGGATTGTTTGTGCTATCGTTTTGCGCAATCGTTAACCCAGCGTTATTTGAAGTGTTACTAACAGTGATCGCCACAGCACCACTATCTGCTGTGATCGCAGCACCTGCGCCAGCACCGCCAGTGTCATATGCCTGATCTAATGTCCCTGTTGAACCAGCTACACCAATGTTGGCCCATGAAGATCCGTCACTAAACTTTATTGTATTAGTGGTAGCATCATAAGCTATAGATCCTTCATTAGCAGTAGCGGCAGCAGGTAAGTTCGCTGTTGTGATATTCTCTAAATTGAGAATACCTAAATGTGAAATACCCATTTTATTTTTCCTTTCATACCCCGCATATCAAACTCTTGGTAACCCCCTGCGAGGTGGTGATCGTGACAACTCGACAAATTACCAAGACTTTTTGTAATCCTTGCGGATTGTTGTCATCATCGCTAACGCTCCCCCCGAAGGGGGAGTTTAGCTAAATTAATTAAGCAGTTCCTGGAGTCCCGAAAATTCCTCTCCAATCGCTCCACCCAACACTAAAACGATTTCTAATCTTAGTCTTTGCAGCATCAGCTTCAAAGTCATAATCAGAAGATGTGTTGACGGCTTCTCTTTCAAAGAACTTCAATGAATGATCCATCTTCTCAGTTAACAAGAACCAAGCATCAGCATCAGTCAAATAGTTCCAGACCATGTAATCAACGTTCTTTATTTGGAAAGCGTTGATGTCATTGTCAGTTGTCGCTGGACGTTGTGAAGATTTCAACAACTCCTCAGCATCCCAAATCAATTCATTTGGAATTAAAAGATAACGAGGTGATACGTTAATCAAAAGACCACGCTCATCTACAGTATCTTCTAAATCATTGAATGCTTGACGAAGGGAAGTTACACTAAGATCAGCTGCAGCTGCCAATTCATTAGAGGCAGTTCCACCACCAATTAAGGGATGAACATCAGAACAAAGCTGAACTCCATCAGGCCCTGTGGCTGATGTAAAAGCATTATTCAAAACGTTAGCAGCAGTAATCTGACGTGTATTAAACATTGATCGACCTAAAGACATGGCAGTCTTTTTAATAAGACCCCATTTTTCATCATCAATCATTTCTTTTGAAAAACGCACACCCAACCCATAAGTTGTGTGTGTGTATGTGGTGTCATATCCCTGCATTACATCGTCATAATTAACAGCAGCATTTTCTGCCTTACTTGGAACAAGACCTAATCCTGTGATGGTTGTGTCTTGCTCTCCCCATTTGTCTGAAGATTCCACATTAAAACACATGGGAATCATATCTGGTTTGGAGCCGTATTGCTCCATGATAATGTCTTCTAATACAGGCAACGCTGTAGTAAAAAACAAATCACTAAATGCGCCTCTAGTAGCCATAATTAACTCCTTATATTATCTTCATTAAACTAAGCCATCAACACCAGTTGATTTCTTAACGTGATTGTTAATACTACAAACAATGCGGTTAAACTCACCATATGCGTTATCTGGAACAGGATACAAATAAAGTGCCTTCAAAGGAAGTGTAGCTGTAGTAGCATCACTATCCTCGTCGATTTCTTGATTTGATGTCCCATTAGTAGCAGCTGTTGCCACAATATTATAGTTAGCATTCATTCCAGCTAAAGCTGCTCCTGTTGTAACAGTATTATCCATTTGACCTTCAATTAAAATATTAGGGTCGTCATAGACAAGAATTGTTCCACCAGAAGATGCAGCTGCTGATTCGGCAGCAACCCCAATAATTTGTGTTGCGCTTGCTGCAGCAATATCAATAGTGCCAGCAGCAGTCAGTACAACTAAATCTCCTACACCAATAACTGAGTTTGCTGCAGCCACTGGATAAGAGTGTGTACTTCTGTTTCCCTCAATGACAGTGAAGCCATGGGGGCGGTCCGTGTTAGCCATATTACTCCTCCTTAATTACGTTTTTGCCTCTACGTTGTTCAAAACTGATCTCTCTTTTAATCCCATCTCTAGTGCCTTGTTGGCGTTGATTAATAAGCTCAGTTTGAACATTCGTTTTGTTTTTATAATAATCGGCTGTTTGTTGAGCCGTTTCTTTATCCATTCTCCCAAGAACTAAATCGCCTGCGCGGATGGTTGAATCTAGTGCTTGAGAAGCATCAAGACTTCCAGATGACTGGCTTGACTCAAAGCCCCCGTCAACCTGCTTAACAACTTCCCACCCTCTATAATCGCGCCATCCTTGCTTCTCTAGTTTCTTGACAGACATCCATCGATAAGAATACCTCTCATCTTTGGCATCAATGTTTAATATGTCTTTAGGCCTAAACATGCCCTTAGATGTAACCTTTGTGTTTGTTTCTTTTAAGCTCCCTTCTTGTGCAAAAGACCTGTTAACTTTTTCACGTTTATACATTACGACCTCCTGGATTTCTTAGTTGGCGATATTTCTTTTCATCTACTCCGAGCCCCCTTGCTATCCTTTGTTCATCTTGAGATAACTCTGGAGACTCACCGCCAACACTTGTCCTTGGAGTCGCGCCTACTAAGCCAGCGTCCCTTGCACTAATGTCACGCAAGTGAGAACTGGATTCTTTTGGAAAACCACCTCTCGCTTTAATTCTTGATGCTGCATTATAAACAGCATCAGGTGCAGCCTTGTTAAAAGATTGCTGATATTCTTTAGCAACTTTATTGTAAACATCCTGGTCATACTTTTGAGACTTTGGATTTATTTCTGGAAAATCCTCATCTGCTTTTTTGTCCCAGGTTTCTTGAAGCCTTTGTGATTCTAGTTTCATTTCTACTTCAGTTGCCCTCTTATCGACTTGTTTCTTTATTTCCATCTGCATCGCTGCTTGTGGATCTTCATCATAGTCAACTTCCTCTTCTACTACTGGAGTAGGTGGAGGAGGAGCATTCAGCTTTGTCTGTACATCTGTATACAGGTTAGCTGTCGTGCTAGTCAGATTTTCAACTGTCTGCGCTAGCTTCTCCAACTTCTGGTCAGTTGGACTGACTTCTTCTTTTGGAGCTTCTTCTTCCGTATTTTTAGGATTAAGAGCTTCTTCTATTTCGTTCATGACTTCTCCTTTTCATTTTTGAAGGATTGTTCAAGTTTATCTAACAGTATAAAAAACTTTTCTACGCCATCGATGACTCCGTTCCTATATGCAAGTATCTGCCCTAGCTGTGGCTCTGCATAAATAGGAATTGAATCTCTTGATTGCATAAACATTTCTTTTCTTAGATCTCCTACGAGATCTTTCTTGACCTCTAAAATTACCGCCCATGAGGGGGTCTGTTTTACTAAATGAATCATCTCGCCATTTTCAGCGTTTGATTTACTCATTCACCTGCCCTTCTGGCGGAGGTTGATTTTGTTCTCCGCCTTGTTGGTTTTCAGTTGGTAACGGTCTGCCTGTGCCACCTACAGCGCCAGACATTCTTGCCCCCATTGTTGGCGACAGCTGCAGACCCGTTACGTTTGAATTTTGTGCTTGTGCGTTCATTGCTTCCATCATCCTAGTATGTGTTTCAATCGCAATGTTTAATGCCTGTGGAGCATTAGAAGAATTAACCCCGTTCATTATCCCTTCTTCAAATGCAGGCTCTTTTGCAAACGCTGATAGACCTTCAACCTTTGCTTGATGATTGTCGTGCATAACTATTCTAGGGACCAAACCTTGCGTTACAGCAGCTATCTCATCATACAAACCTAATGGCATTTGTGTAGTCTCAGGCATTGTTAAATAATCTTCTATGTTTTGAATGCCGTGCTTTTCAACAACGTTACGCATGATGTGATAAATATTATTCGGTTGCACAATTCCTGTTTGAATGTTGATCGGATTCAATAACAACTGTGAGTACATAATCGCGTTTTGTTTTTCTAACTCTCTGTTAGAGTTTGCAGAGTTTGCAGAAATAATTAAATCTAAGTTGCCGCCTATGTCTTCTCTTGTTGGATCAATAAAGATTGGTTCCCCTGCTTTGCCAAATTCCATTCTACCGTCAGAGCCTGTTACACGAACTTTTAAATCTTCTGGCATTCTTTCCTGAAGATCAGACAACACTCCCTTTAACAATTCAGAGTACCCTGTCTTTAATCTTCCAAGCATGACATCTAAGTTCATGTTACCTTCGTTAAGTAACGCTATCATTCCTGATGCTGTTCGTGACGCTCCAACTCTTTCTGATGGCATCCCACTATTCATGGCCGTGGAAGAAGTTAGTTTCTCTGCCCATTGAATTAGACTCGCTTCTTCTTGAAAGCCCCATGCTGTTGAGTTTTGAAACTTTGGAAAGTTAACATCGTTATTAGGATCATCCAACGGAACTCCAACACCAGGTTCAATTCTAATCTTCTCTGGTTTCATTCCTGAAGAAGATCTGAAAAAGAAAAAAGGAACATTCGTTAATGTTCCAAAGTCCATGCGCATGTTGTGTACTGCATCAATCTCTTCATTGATCGGGTAAAGCATTTCTAATAAACCTAAAGAGTAAGCGCGTCTTGGTCTGCGAATGAAATCAATTTTATGAAAAGGTCGCTTGCCTGTTTTAGTAACGCGATCTAAATAAGTTAAGCGAACTACCTTTCGCGCTTCAGGACAAATGGTTACAATCAACTCTTCATCTATGCCATCGCCATCAATATCGTAACGCATGTGACACTCACATAACTTTGCCTTCTTAACTCCCGCCATAGCGTCAACTGTTTTAACCCCATGATAAGAATCTTGTGATCGCCTGAAGTCATCCTTGCCATAATTGTCTGTAACGTTTCCTGTAGGCCCAACTTCTATCATGCCTTTTTCAATCACGTCTTCTGTTGCGCCTCTCTCATAGTAACCAGACTCTATTAAACCTTTTAAAGTTGAAGCGTCATATTCATAATCATGACAAACCATGTTAGGTTGATTCAAATCAGACACATCCATGAAAGATCCTGGAAATAAAATATCTTCATGTGGCAATGGCTCAACAACAGGACCATCAAAATAAGTTAAAAGTTTTTCAACCTCTTTTCCTACAATCTCTATTTGATCGGGATTCTCATCTTCTTGCATTAAAGATTCTAAACCGTCTATTGATTCTTCTATGTCTTCTTGATTCTTTTGAACGTCTTCAATGATGATTGCTTTTCTTGAACAAATCTCCCAACGCCTTTTCATCACGCCCCAACCAATGGTTACGAAATCCCAAATCCAATCATCAACAGCTAGTTCAATGCCTTTGTCGTGGTTAATATAATTCTGCACAGCCCAGCGCATAACTGTATCAATTGTTTTCATGCGCTCTTTGTCTAGCTTCTCAAGAGGAACTAACATCCACCAAGGCCTGACAGAAAAGATGGTTTGCTTAAAGCGAGCGTGAATTGATTTCACCATCTGCATTGTAATAGGTAAATGAATAGAAGCTGACTCTTCCCATGGGCCTGTACGATTATAAGTAATGTAATCATCCCACTGAGATAAATATTTCTTCTGACGATTCTGCCACTCCTGTCGATCGTCCATCATGAATGTACGCTGCTTTATAATATGATTGATTAATTTCTGCTCGTCATATTTAACTTTTGGAATACGATCAATATCTACAATTTTTCTATCAGCCATGCTAAATCCTTTTTAATACCCTAGTTTTTTGAGTTCTAAACCTAGCTTTTCGCTTCTATCTTTAGCAGCAGTCTCAGCAGCATCAATAGACTTATGCACTTTATACTTCACTTTGTTTTGCATTGCTTCGCTAACTGCTTGCTTTGGGGACAACTGCTTTCCCTTAACAATAGTTGGAATGTTTATGTAACCATCATCCACCGAAACTGTAATTGTTCTTTCTGTAGAAAGAGAACCGCTTGGGTTTTTAATAAACTCTTTTTTCTTAACTCGGTCTGAAATCAATTTGTCAAATTTTTTGCTAGCATCAGCCATGCATACTCCCGTATCTGAATTTAGAAACCTTTACAGGTTTGGGATTAAATTTATAGTTAGCCCCTTCAACAACGAAGTATCGATCTAAGTCCATCATGTCATCCCAGATCTTTCTAGGCTTGTCTTTTATGATGAACTCTGTATCGCGATCATCTTGCACATAATTTAAAAATTCTTTTTGATGTCGCTTGCAATGTTCCATTACGAAAAATCTCGGTCTGTCTTCACCTGTTGATGTAGGCTTCGGAGTTAAGAGATCTCTCATCTGATGAATGCCATTGAATACGTTGTTATGTTTTTGAGCGAGTCGTGTGCGAATACCTTTCTGTTCTAGCATGCGTCTGGGGGTGATGCGATGTATGGAATCTGGAGTCTCACTTGAATTATCAATCAAGGTGTTCACAATCATCAAACCTTTTCTCATTTCTAGGATGGCATCGGCTAGTTGTGGAATTGTGAACTTCTGATAGATCTCGTTACACACATAGTAATCGCCATCAGGGGAAATCGCCCACTGACAATATGCGTGTTCTTTTCTTAAGTGAGGATCAATGCCTTCCCAGACTGGCCAGTTAGAAGGAATCTTGAAAGACTTAACAATATGAGTGTCAGGATTGTATTCAGGGTAAACTCTGCCAGATAAGAATCTAAACTTGCCGTGCATACGGGATTCTTTCACGTCATCACTCAAATCTCTTTCATATGCCTCAATCGATTCTCTGCTTAAATGCCCACCGTTTTCCTCAGCATTGTCCCAGATGTCTACCATGTGGCAGCTAATGTCTTCTCGCTCCCCACTCATCCAAGGCTCATATAATTCGTGATAAATCCAAGGCTCAGATAATGGCGTTAAGGTCATCCATAAATCGCCCTTGTTTCTCAACAATCCTCTACGACTCGCTGCATAAATATGCTCCCGACAAGGCTCATCTATCCAACAATTAGAAGAAATAACACCTTCACAAATAAAATTATGATCTCTTTCAACAGTTATATCGTAAACGTCTTCTGATGCAATATTCTCCACAACATTTTTAACAGAAACCAATCTATCTGCTTGATGCCTATTACTTTCCCTGTCACGCCCATCACCTTCCCACACGCATCTCTCAAACTTAGAATTTTCTCTCCTCAATGCCTCTTCTTTTACCAAAGAAATGTTTTTTCCAACAAGTTGTATTTCATTCAAAAAAGTCAAAACATGATAAGACTTCTTTATATGTAGATGCCATTGATCTCTCCATTCCTCAATTTTTGAAGGACGGTAATAGACAGCGCTTCTAATTCCAAATTTTAACAACAATCTTTGTATGTCGTAAACTAATCCTCTGCAAGTAGAGGCATAACCAACACAAGCCCCAGAACACCAACCGTCCGTAGAAAAAAGACCAGTCAACAAAGATTGAACAACCTCTTTTTTGCACGAAAAGAAAAAAGGATGAACTCTCTTCTCATGAGCCTTTCTTCCCAAAAGATCGTATTCCTCAGCCAAAGCCTTTAAAGAATTTATCTTGCCATCATTAGAATGACTAACTCTAAATTGCCGCCTGTCCCCTTCAGACAAATATAAATCGTCAAATAAATTTTGTTTTGAAAATTCTAAAAGCTCATCATTGAAGCATGTAAAATATGGAGTGCGGTCAACAGGAAACGAACCGTCACCTATCATAAGCCCCAGCCATAGAGCCTTTTTAAGATCAAAATCGTTTGCTCCAAACTCATCTGACGGAGAAATTAATTTATGGCCAGGCTTTAAATCTTTTGCCTCTACCCAACCCCCTCCTGAAGTCCACAATTTGTGGTCTGGAGTACAAACAAAATCATACCCGTATCTTGTGGTAACTCTAACCGTAGCCGACTGGCGATTCATCACATGACTTACTTTATTGGTTCTTCGTATTCCCATGTTATTATAAAAAGAAAACACCTCGTCTCCCACCTCTATCTTCTCTATTGGCTTATAGCTTCCATCAGCCATCAAAACATTTGAACCCTTCCCCCAACACCAGTTACCAGTCCAGCCCTCAAACACCTTACCCTCTTGCTCGCCACTTAGAATATTAATCACACTCCCGTTATTAAACGTCCAATGTGCTGGAATCCCTGCCTGGTTGTTCTTGGGCTTATTCTTCATAACCCCATCGGGTAACCACTCTAATATCTTAGGAATGATCGTCTGGGCCGCGCCCTCTTCAAAACCTAAACTAGCGATAATGCGACCTCTGTTAGGGACCTTTATCTTCTTATGGGGATGTGTGCCTAGCGCATACCAGATAGCTTCAATGGCCCCAGCAATTGTTTTTCCACTTTGATTGCCACCCAAACATAATCTAATTCTCTTATCTGATTTATGGAAAGATGCCTGGCCATCATTCGGCTGACCCCGATGCGCCCCGCTATGGGGAACATAGCGATCCAATCGATGTGCGTTCTCAGACTTCTCTTTTTCTAATAGAAGCCCTAATAACTCTTTCTTCTCTGCTAAACTGTAACCGTCAAGTTGTGTCAATGCCCTTATCCACCCCCCCCACCACTTCTACCTCAATCGGCTTCTTGCCCCGTGTCTCCTTTACTCGTATCCCTAAATCATCTAGCTTTGATGCTAACATCGCATCTACTTCACTCTCACCCATGATGTTTAAATTCACACTCTGACTTCTCTCAATAGGCTTTAACCCGTGCATATAACTAATCTCCTTCGCTGCCTGCGCCTGCACTGTCTCTGATTTGGCACTCATCATCAATTGCCCTAGTTTCAATGGGCCTAGAGGCCCCAACTTATCTACGACCTGCTGCGCTGTCATCCGCCCTGGCCTCTCCCCTATCTCTATCAAAATCGGCATCCACTCACTAAATAACTCCAGCTCCCATACCTCCCGACCCTTCTTCCAATCCTCTAATCTAGCATCTACTACCCTCGCTATCCCTAACTCCTTCTTTGTCTTAACCTTTTTCTTCTTTTTCAAATTAAATCCTTTTTTGAAAACATTTTGAAAATGACGGGTACAGCATGACATAATAAAGGATCGATGATGATGTACTGGGAGACTGTCATAGAAATACAATAAGGATCGGGAATGTTAGTAGGAAAAGGAAGGGGACTATTATGTCGCATAACGTTGTGTGAAGAAAAACCTGCTATCATAAACCCCTTACTCCTCTAGTTTGTCAGCGTCTTACTCAAAACGGAGTCCTGGTAATTTTTTTTTAACCTGTATGCCCCATATTGCTTGCATCCCTAGCGGGGATGCTCAAGCAAGTTGGGGGTTTAGGTTAAGTGATATGTCTATCTGCCGAAGGCAGAGACTTCCATTAAGATAGGGATTTAATATTAAAGAGAATCAATTGATTAACACTAGAGTAGAATAGTTAAGAATAAAATAAAAAAAACGCCGTAAGCGTTTTTTTTTTATTCTTTTTATTTATATTCTATGATAGTGTTATAATTGATTTATTGAGTTATAAGAGTGAGATTCGATATCCATAGGAATTTAAATATCATGCATTTTTTGGCTTGTCAAGCTTTTTTTTCCTTAGTATACAGCATTTCTTCTAACTACCCGATTTTTAACATAAACTATTTTCTTGAATGTCTACTCAATTAGTTTAGATTGATTTTATGATTAAGCCCACTTACACACCTAAAGAGCGAGCATTATTAAAGAAACATGGATCATCATACCTGAAATTTATCAAAATGAGAAAACGTAAACTATTAAAGTATAAGAGGTTTATGGTAGAATTAGATCATAGTTGGTACAATTCCTTAAAAATATTATGTCAACATTTCACAGAAATCCGAGGTAAAAAAACCACCGTTCCCGATACGATTAGATATGCTCTCCTTAAAACTTATTTCACACACCCCGACCGTCAATCTCTATTAAATCCGTGTACTATTAAATCATTTAAGCCCTCTAAAGTAAAACTCTATCTTGAACCTATTAAAAGGCCTAAGATTAAGAAAGTCAAAAGACCCTCTTTAAAGAAACCCAAGGCTCCTCGATTGAGTAGTGATGTCTATCAAGGCTCCACATTTCAGCGTCGAATCGATAGAATTATCCTCCAAAACAAACTCGACCTTGAATATATTGAAGAGCGTAAACGACTCAAACTCCACATTCATGATTCAGGTAAGTTTAAACACCATAAGAAACGAGTCAGGAATACCCCTAGAACGAACGAGATTGCCCCACAAGCCACGATCAACGCTCACCCCATACCAAACACCCCTAACCTATAAAGGGTAAGAATTAGGGTCCCCATTAACTGAAAGTGTAAAGTGTGGGAGTTGAAAATATTTTCTTTTCCTTACTCGATTAATAAAATGCTAATAACCCCAAACTCCCCTATATATCAACACCTTAGCTTGTATTGAAATGACATCCCTTTATAAATCAACCACTTATAAGACTCATTTCATATTATTTCACATATTGTTATATCATCACATTTTTTCTTCTTTCATATCCCTTTGATATTGCTTGCGTTTCCTTAAAGCTGAAATTAATATATAAAATAGTTAGCACCTTTTCCTTTTTTTGTGAGATAACTAGGGTATGGAAAATAACCGACTAAACAAGGGAGGAAACGCAATGACTATCAAGGTACTAATTAAATCAGTCTATGGCAATGAGCTTATTTACCCAATGTGTGACAAGGCCAAGAGCTTTGCTCAGATTGCTGATTGTAAGACTCTCACACGCACCACAATCAAATTAATCAAGGAATTGGGGTATTCTATCGAGATTATCCCTCAATCCTTATAAGGGGGCAAAATGAATAAAATAGAATTCGTTATCATCTTCACATGTTTCGTTGGCCTTTGTGGCCTCATTCTAAGGGGGGTATTATGAAAGACGAATATGATGGACAAGATCCTGAAACATCAAGCGCCGACGATGCCACAATTGAAGATATTGAAGAGCTATCAAAAGAATTAAGTAAAGGCGACTCGATAGCAATTCAATATTCAATGTTTAATTTGGGCTATATGCCATCAATGATAAGCGAGGTAATAATATGAAAGCAATTATTTCAAAAGGCAATAGCAAGTTAGGCAAGATTCCAAATTCTTCACTCGTTCCTGTAAAGGATTGTGTGAACTGTGAATCATGCAAAAAAGAGTGCTATGCGCTGAAAGCGTGGAAGCAATACCCTAACGTGCGCAAGGCATGGAAAAATAACAGTGACCTGTTAAGATCTAACCCCATGAAATGGCGGGATAACCATATTGAATGGATTAAAAAGAACAAGCCAAGGTTTTTCAGGTTCAATGTAGCGGGTGATGTTATATCAAGCGAACATTATCAAGCAATTAAAGGCATTGCTAGGCTATGTCCTGAAACTAAGTTTCTTTTGTTTACTAAGGCTTTTAAGTTTATCACTCATTTACACAATAAGCCCGACAATTTAACAGTTATCTTGTCACTCTTTCCTAAAATGAAAGCTCCCAAGAGGCTTGAGGCTCTCCCCAAGGCTTATGCCTTTGACAATGATAAAGATTATAAAGAGAAGAGGTTCCAAGATGCTTTAGAGTGTCCGAGCAATTGTGACACTTGCGGGATATGTTGGGATTTACCAAGAACAGGAAAAGACGTTAAATTTTTAAAACACTAATCAAGGGGGTCAATATGACATTCCAAGAAAAAATAGACAAGTGTTGTGACGCATTAAAACCCGAAGCGCAAGAGATTGTTAATGCTTGCATGAGTGCCAAGATTAAAACGACTAAAGATAACTATGGAAAATTGGCGGGTTTTATAAGTAGCATTAAAGATAAGGCCACACAAACGATTCTATTAGAAGCTTGTATCCGTCAAGGATACCCATTGAATACAGGGCACCAAGTAGCGCAAATATTAGGATTAAAAACATTATCATAAAGGGGAATAAATATGACACACACACAAAAACCTTGGGAATTTGAGCAATATATAAACAATATGGAGCGATGGTACGAAGTATTTGAAATAAAAGAGAATGAAACTGAATCGGTTTATTCAACCTATGACTATGAGGACGCTTACAGACAAAAGATGACTTTTCAAATTGACTGCCCAGACAGTAAATTTTCAATCGACAAATGGGGATGTGAGAAAAACGGCACTCCCTTTATCATAGAAGGAGAATAAATATGGTTATTATAGGAAAGCCAATAAACGGAATAAGCCTAAATGGATATGAATACTTGCTTGATGATGCAGGCGAACCAAAAGAATTTAAAAGTAAAACAGAAGCGAAAAAGTATTTAGCGACTATGGGTGTCGAGGGCGATGATTTAGAAGATTGCTTTGTGTATCAAAGCCTTAACAAGAAAGGGGAATAAATATGGAAAACACAAACGACTCAATGTGTGAATGTGAAAAAATGGAAAGAGATAAGGATAAGCTAATCAAAGAGTTAGTTAATGCATGTAAAGAGGCTCGGATGGTCATAGAGGCTCAGAATGATGAGTGTTGTCTTAAATCCTTAATAGATGTCATCGAAAAAACCGAAGGGAGGGAATAATTATGGGAGATTATCTGCAAGACTCAATACAATCAATGAATGATATGTATCAAACAGGAGTAAAAGAGGGGGAGAGAATTGCAAAGATGGAATGTGAAGATACTATCAAGAGTTTGGTTGATGCTTGTAAGCTATCACTTGAGTTCGCTCAAGATCATTTTAGTGATTCAATGGCAAGAAGAGTAGCTAAAATGCTTTCACTTGCTATCAACAAAGCCGAAGGGGGTCAAGATGGGATGGAATGACCACATGGATATAAGCAGTTGCGACTCGTGTGGAGACCACACACCACTCGATGAACTGAATGAGGACTCATTCTGTATGGAGTGTGTTGAAAGACACGCTGATGAACATGAAGCGAAAAGACTCATAGAACACACAAAAGAAGAGATAGAAGAGGCTAACCATTGCAATGAACAATTCAGACAAGGGCGGGGAAAATGAGACACCTTTATTTTTCAACAGCTTGTGAAGATCATTTAAAACAGGCCCAAAGAAGCAAAGATTTTTATATAAATTATTCTATGTGTAAGGCCGTGGTTTTAAAGGGATTAATCAAGAGAGTGGAAAAGATGCAAAAACAGGGCTAGCTATTTTATATAATACTATGTAATATAGCCATACAAGAGAGGGGAAAATCAAATGAACAGACATATGGAGAGCAAATACAGGCGATATGGCCAGTCGTGGTCTAGTTGGTTCAGACGATTGTTAATGCCCAGTGAGAAAGAGTGGGGTACGGCAAATGACGTTCTGATGGCCGTGATCTTGATTTTAGTCACGGGGCTTTCATTGTATATTTTGCTTTGGACTTAAACAGAATACAAAAGGAGGGCTAGCATGCCTATAGATATAGAAAAAATGATTGAACGTGCAGGACAAATGATTGTTGAGAATACAAGAGCTAAAAGCACAAGCCCTTCTTTAGCCAGAAGTTACGACAACAAGGGCTGGTGTGTCACGTTCTCAGTTATTGTACCAGATGAAGAGGCTATGAAAGGAGATGATGAATATGGAAAAGATGAAACAAATGTGCGCGAAGGATAGATTGGCTCGCATGCGTAGAGAAGGCTTGAGTTATGAGAAGATAGCCAATATCGCAGGGGCCTCTATCATAACAGTTAGGAATTGGCTTATCAAAGGGAGAAAAGTCTCAAGATTACAAGAGATTAAGGTGGGCATGGCTCTTGATAAGTATGACATGGAGTACCCTCCACCTACAGAAGAAGATCTATTAAGAATGGAACTAGACCTGTTGAGGAGGAAAAATGGATGAACAAACTAATTTAGTAGAGAACCCTTGGGCTCCATTTGAAGACAAAGGTGATCCTCTCGTTCCCTCTGCAACGTACCAAATCTATGACTGGATAGGGGAAGAATGGCTGAAACCTCCATCAAAAGAGGTAAACAGCGCATCTTACGCTACAATGTGTGCCAAAAGAAGACAATATCAGGCCAAAGGAGCGCAAGGAACGACCTTGACCCCCCGAAAACTCCTTAATTTCATGGCTGGAGACATAGGCGAGGCTGTTATGACTCACTTAATTGCCGAAGCATGCGTCGGCCCTGATAAGCTGTACTCTGAGGTAGATTTTGGAGAGAAGGTCGGGAGCTTTACCCTAAATCGTAACACCTACAATCAATACAAACAGCTTGAGTGGTCTTTTAACATCATAAGAGAAGTCGGGGATTTAACTGTCACAGGCCACCCTGACGGCATAGGCAAGCGTAACAGCGATGGTGAATGGGAACTAATAGAGTGCAAGACTGCTGCAAACTGGGGCTTTAAATCCTTTCAGGCTGACGGAGCAGGCGACTATCTGGGTCAGGCTCATGCCCTGATGCTATGTGACGAGGCTAAAGAGAAGGACATCAAGGCTGTTAGGTTCTTCTACTTCAGGAAAGAGACGGGGCATCTATGGGACAGAG